TGGCCTCAGTTTGAAGTGGATTCTTCTTTCCGCATTAAACGCATTGTGGCGGCTCCTTCTGATTGGCGCTCTATATCTGCAGCTGGCGTTGGCCCGGTTGTTCGAATTTCTGGAGTGCCTTGTGTCAGACACATGGCTACGAGAACCGATGGTATTAGTGGGGGAATCGGGTTTATGAAACGGGTGGCGGTCGAAATGCCAAAGCCCGAATCAGGTGTTCTCCCCCGTTTGCGCGAGTTCGTACAGGAGTTTTGCGAAGCCAAGCTGTGTCAGCTGTCTGCTGAACAGCTTATGTCTTTTGACGCGTGGCTGGACAAGACATCATACTCTCAGGCTAGGAAAAAGGAATTGCAGGATTTGTATGTTCAATTCTCTGATAGCGTTTTGATCGATCAATGTGGTAGTGAGGAATCTTTGAGCTTTATGCAACAGCTCATGAAAGTTTCTTCATTCATCAAAGAAGAACGATACGACGAAGAGAAAATGCCCCGAACAATAAATGCCCGTTCTGACCTGGCCAAGTGTGTGTACGGCCCCATCTTCTCATCCATAGAGAAGGAGGTTTACGCTTTACCGTATTTCATTAAGAAAATTCCCATCCATCTGCGTCCTGACTATATAGTTAGCATGTTAGGTTTGGATGGCCCATTCAACGTCACGGACTACACCGGATTCGAAGGTAGTTTCGTGAAATCGCTGATGGAGTCTGTTGAAATGCAAGTCTACGACTATATGCTAGATAAGATGGGTATGCCCCACTTGATGGCTTTGTGTCGATTGTTGACGGGCGTGAATCACTGTTCTAACAAGTATTACTCAGTGTCTGTTGAGGCCAAGCGCATGTCCGGCGAGATGTGCACCAGCTTAGGCAATGGTCTCTCTAACTTACTGTTTACTTTGTTTTTGGTTAAGGAGAAAGGAGGCAACTGGAAAGAATTCAACATGGTGATAGAAGGCGATGACGGCCTCTGCAGAGACAATGTAGGTCTCACAACAGAAGATTACACACGGTTGGGGTTGAAGATCAAGCTGGAATGTCATGAGACATTAGGCACTACCTCATTTTGTGGAATGCTGTTTGACGTGGATGTCCGTCATGTGGTTACAGATCCTAGGAAGGTATTGGCGGAGTTCGGCATTTTCTCTGCCAAATATGCCGGTTGTAGCTACAAGACTCGAATGAGCCTCATCAGAGCCAAATCAATGTCCTTACGGGCGCAATACCCGCATTGCCCCATAATCAGAAAACTGGCGGATTTAGGTTGCGAATTTACTCGGGCGTTTGGTAATGTTCGCAAACAAGTGTTAGATAATATGTCATGGTACGAGAGAGATAAGTATCTCGCTTTAATGCAGGTTGAACAGCCGAGTTGGGACGAAGTTCCGCTCATCGATATGCGTTCACGGGTGCTCGTTGAGCAGCTGTATGGCATTTCGGTTCCTGTTCAGCTTGATATTGAGCAGTCTCTCCATATGACCTTAAACACCCTTACTTTTGACCATGCTGCGTGGGTTATGCCCCAGAGCTGGCAATCGTTCGGATCCTCAAATGTTGTGCAATATACTAAGCGCGGCCTGTACCCTGGGCCAGTCGGACTTGACCTTGTCCCTCATGCGCTGGATAACAGCACAATGACCACGTTCTCTGGACTGTCGGTGAAAAACTTGGCGAC